CGAATGTGCTCCACCATCGCCGCCTCGCCGTCCACCGTGTCAAACGGACACTTGGTGCACCGATACTGCACGATCCCCTTCCAGCTCCCGATCGTGTATCTCACTTCCTCACTCACAATGCCACCTCCATCTCCCTCTCCCTCTGGGAGAGCCACCGCGAGTACTCGTGGCGGAGGGTTGGGGTGAGGGTCCCCGGTCCTCGGTCCTCGGTCCCCAGTCGTCTCTCCCCCGTCCCCGGTCCCCGGTCATCCGTCCCCGGTCCTCGGTCGTCCTCTCACTCCTGGTACCACGCATTCACGTCCAGCCGCACCGTGAACGTCTCCTGGCTCGTGCCATACCCGTCGATCTCGTCCTCCACGAACGCCGCACCCACCGTCACGTCCAGCATCGTCCCCTTGAACCCGTCCACGCTCTCCCGCACCGCCGCCGCCACTCCCTTCGCCTGGCTGTAGCTGCTGGCGCTGCACGTGATCTGCACCCGCGCCCGGGCCAGGCCGCTGGGCCCCGAATGCGTGTGATCCCTGGGCCCGCTGATCCGCTGGTACGCCATCGCCGGCAGGGCCACGTCCTGCGGGATCACCTGCGGATAGATGCGCGAGCCCACCAGCGCGATCACCCCCGCATCGTGGCTCAGATGCCAGTACAATCCTTCCTCAAACGCACTCACCAAGATCTCCCCCTCTCCCTCCAGGGAGAGGGCAGGGGTGAGGGTGGAATCTCACCTCTCCACCGCTCCCCGCAGCACCCGCCCCACCTGGTCGGTCGCTTCCTTCTCTCGCGTGTCCAGCGCTGGCCGCAGGAACGGCCTGGCTGCCATCCCCGTGTGCGACACTCTCCCGGTCACCACCGTCCCCGCGTCCCCCTCGAACACCAGCGGCGTGCCCTTGATCTCGTGCGGCTGCGCCCCGCTCTCGAAAAACCGGTACCACCAATGCTCCTTGTCCGGCCCGATGTCCACCGTTACGCTGCCCTTGCTGCGCTTCTCCACGTTCGTCTCCACGTGTGGCCCGGGCGCCCGCTGGTTTGCATCCTCGGCGATCGCCCGCGCCCCCGCCAGCGCCGCCTCCTCCAGCACCGCGCCCACGTCCACTCCCAGCCGCCGCAACTGCCTCAGCAGCTCCTCTCCCCCCTCGATGCGCACCACCACCCGTGCACCCATCTTTGTTGTATCCTCCCCCTCTCCCTCCGGGGAGAGAGCCTGCCCTGAGCCTGCCGAAGGGGCAGGGGGTGAGTGAGGACGCTACCGCGTCCTCCCCCCGTCCCCGGTCCTCGGTCTCCGGTCCACGGTCGGGAGAGGAGTACTCTCCTCCGTCATCCGTCCCCGGTCTACGGTCAGAGTTCGACAATCTCCCTGCACATCAAATTGAGCTCCCGTCCCCGCTCCAGCACGTCGATCACCGACTCAATCTCGTACGTCCGCCCGTCGTACAGGACCCGCATCTCCGGCGTGACTCCCGACCGGTACCGCATCCGGATGCGCGTCGACACGTCCGCCTGCATTTGTTTGGCCTCCAGATACTCGCGCCCGCGCAGCGGCTCCACCCCGGCCCACACCGTGGCCACGTTCACCCAGATGATCCGCTCCGCGCCGAATGGATCCCGGTCCGCCCGCTTTTCCTGGATCGTCACCCGTTTTCTAAGCCATCCTGCTCTCACAGCTCAACCTCACACGGGTGGGGGCTCCCCCCTCTCCCTCTGGGAGAGGGTTGGGGTGAGGGTATTGCCCCCTACCAATGCCCCCAATTGCGTTACGTCTGCAGCAGCCACTCCGCCCCCATCGGGATCTCCCGGGGCGTCCCCTCCACCACCTGCTCCCGGCTCTCGTACCAATGCCCGATCATCAGCAGCATCGCCTGGCGGATGCTCTGCGGCGCCGCGGCTCCCGTGGCCCCATACCCGGCTACGAACCGGATCCGCACCGCCGATGCCTCGTACAGGTCATCCCCCGGCCAGCTCGCCCCGTCGTCCAGCACCACCCGCCCCGGTGCGCTGTCCGTGTCCACCACGTAGCTCGAGCTGGCAAAGGTGCTCTCGGTCCCCGCCGCCACCTTGTACTTGATGCTGGTGATGCTCTGCAGCGGTGGCAGCGGCATCTCGACCTGGCTGCCGCCCGGGAACTCGTCCAGCACCAGCTCCCACGTCTGCGTCACCAGCGCCCGCCGGGTGATCGTCTCCACCGCCTCGCGCGCGGCTGTAATCAGCCCCGTGATCAGCACGTCGTCATCGCTGACATCGACGCGCAACTGCAGCTTCGCCTCGGCCAGGCTCACCGGCTCAGCCGCCGCCGGCGTAATCAGTTTCAGCGCCATTCGCCTCCTCCTCCCTCTCCCCCTGGGAGAGGGCCGGGGTGAGGGTCCCAGTCCTTCCGCCGCGTGTCCGCTTGGAGCGGTCAGCATCAGCGCTAGTACGCATCTATCGTGCCCGCGCCCGAATTGTGGCCCTCTGTTATGCAGGCGCGCGCGTGCAGCAGGGCATTGGTGTTTGCGTTCAGATCCGCCGCACTGCCATATGAGCGGCAGTGATCCAGCCACATGGTACAGAGTGTGCTGTCGTTGCCGATGCCAAAGTTGACGTCATTCACACCACCCGCCGAATCATGGACGATAGTGCCGAGGTTCCAACTCTGCGTACCCAGGCCGACGTCGTGCACATTTATCCCAACGTTGCGCATGTACTCGCCCATGATGCGCAGGACGTTGGCGCCCTCGTGGCTGGACGATCCGTTGTCGATGTCCCCCGCTGCTCCGTTGTCGCGTCCGATACAACTGATCTCGATCGCTTGCGGGGGGCGCGTGTAGCCGAGGTGGTAGTTGAAACCGTCGTCGGTGTTACATGCTGCCAGACAGCCCTGGAGGATGGTGTCAGCGCCGGTGGTACTGAGTCCGTTGGTTTGTGAATACTTGAAGGTGCAGTTTTTGGCGTAGATCGTGGGGTAGGCGCCGACCCCGCTGGCGGCCGCATTGAACGGCGTTGTCCCACCGTGGAACTCAATGCCCTCCAGGTAGATGGTGTAGGGGTAGGCGCACTTGCTATTTGAGTAAGAGTAGTACGGGCGCAAGTTTGCATCCGGCGCGCGATCGTCGCTCAAGCGTACGTAGAGGTTTGTGGCATCTGCGAACCATGATCCCGGGGCAGCCTCTACGGCCGCTGCTGACGCTTGCAGGGTGAGCTTTTGATAGTCACCGTTTGCGTCTGGATACAGGGCATCGCGCGTCTGGTACATCGACACTGCTGTGTGGCCGTGCGCAGCTACATAGGTGTGGGTCAGTGTACCGTCCAGCGCGTAGGAGAGAACCAGGTGGTTGGAGAGGATGACCCCTGGGGCGGATGCCTTGATCTGCATGTTGTGCTGGACGCCGTAGCCCTGCCAACCATTGTCGTAGTCGTAGACGCCGGGCGCAATGAGCACGATGTCACCTGCGGCGTTCGCATCCTGGATCCCGTACTTGACGCCTTTCTCCGCAGTGGCCCAGCTCTGCCCGTTGCCGGTGTTGTTGGGGCGGGCGATGTCCACGTAGAAGGTGGTCCCCGCGCCGACCGGAGCGAGATCGGCAACGTCAAAGGCCTTGCCCGCTGGGCTCAACGCTTGAAACGTGCCATCAAGGCGCTTAATTGTCAATGGCAGCGTCCGCGTCCACCCCACAGGCGGCTCAACGATGTGGCCTCCGCCAAACAGCCGCAATATCCGGCTCACTAGACCGGCCTCACCGTCAGTTTCAGCGTCCGTGCCGCCGTCTGCGTCACCGGCGTCCCACTCGTGCCCGAGCGCACCTTCAGGTAGCGAATCCCGGCAAAATCGGCCGGCTCCAGGATCAGCCACTGCGAGATGGCAGCCACTACCACGTATTCAGCTCCATCTTTGTACACATTGGTGTAGGTCACTCCATCTGGCGATCCCTGGAATGTCAGGTTGGCCGTATCCCACGCTGCTGGCATCTGGATTCCCACTGCCACCAGCCCGGATAGATCCACCGCCGCACTCAGGTTCCCCGAGCTGGCAATACTCGCCGTCACCGTCTCCCTCAGCTCCACGAATGGCATGCTATCCTCCCAGGACAATACAGCGTCCTATATCTGTAGAGACGGGGCGCCGCCCCGTCTCTGCCTCCCCTCTCCCCCCTCCTCCCTCTCCCCCTGGGAGAGGGTTGGGGTGAGGTTATGGCGTCCCCACCGCGCACCAGTTCACCACCGCCACCGTCGCGGCTGCCGCCGGCGTCAGCGCCGTATTCCAGCATTTCGCCGTCACCGTCGCGGCACTGTTGGTGTAGCTCAGCCGCGCACAGTCACCGGTCACGTCCTGCGCCAATGCCAGTTGCACGTACACCGGCGTGCTCAGCGTGGTCGGCAGCGTCCCGGTCCCGGTGATGCTCGTCGAGCCGCACACCATCGCCTGTCCGGATGCGGCGCCATACCTCAACACCTTGCCGTTGATCGTTCCGTCGTTGTACACGCTGAACTGCGGCGTCGCGGCCTTCCTCACGCTCAGCAGCACGTTCCCCGCGCCCAAGTTGTCCACCACCGCCGCCGGCGTCGCGGTCGCTGCCGCCGTCGGCCCCGTTATCTTAA